CTAAGGCTTCAGGCACTTACGCATAAAGTCTGGACAGGTGAGCGGTAGAAGCGACTGCCTTCCCGCTTCCCGCTCACCTGTTCTTTTTTTGTTATGATACTTGGAAGGCAACCAATGGAAAGGCACACAATGTCAAAGAAAATTACACTACCTTCAGGCGCAACCGTAACCCTTAAAGATCCATCTTTGTTACGCGTTAAAGACCGCAAGCGTGTTTTGCGTAGCACTGAAGTTGAAGGCGGCGATCTCACTAAGGCTCTTGTTTTAGGTGACGCTCTTATTGCAATGTTGATTGAGGATTGGTCATTTGATCTAGTCATTCCCGCAGTCAAGATTGACAGTCTTGATGAATTAGAAATGAAAGATTATGACTTTTTAGTTGAAGAAACTAAAGATGCGCAGAAGTTCTTGTTCCCAAATCTGGCTGAAACAGAGGAAACCGCACAAGACCCAAAAGCGCTTTCCGTGGACTCCAAAGACTAAAATGGCTTCTGGAAGGTAATCACCCGCATGAAGCGTTTGATTACCCAACAGAACAATGGTATTACTATCAGATGGCTGACCGTTTTGGTTGGACTCCTGATCAAGTAGATAACTTGCCAGCAGAAACAGCAGATTGGTTATTAGCGATAGCCGCAACCGTTGAACAGGTTAGGGCAGATAGGTCAGGTTAAGAATGGCAGGTGCTATTTACATACCTAACCTAGCGCAAGTTCTTGCAGGCATTGAAGCCACGGAAGAACAAATTGATTTTGCCGCTAAGTTTGCAATTAGCATGGCAGGTTATGAAGTAGAACGCCAGGCAAAAAAGAACGCTAACGGGCCTACGCACAAAAGAGGAACGCCGCGTATCCCTACTGTTGGCCCTAACACAATTACGGGTAACTTAAAAAGATCTATTTACTCACAAACCCGCATTGGCTTTGGTACATACATTTCTGAAGTTGGCGCAAGCATGGAGTATTCAAGACAGGTAGAACTTGGTGGCGGTAACTGGCCTAGCGGTGTTTCATATCCTTATTTAACGCCTGCCGTAGAGTCATTGAAAAACAGTGGAAAATTATCAAGAACCTTTACAATGGCTTTTGCATCTATGTTGAAGGGATAAGTTATGTCATCTACTATCCCACCAGTTTTAGTGCAATTAGTTGCTGATGTAACGCAACTCAAAGCAGGTTTAGTTCAGGCTCAAAACTCTCTTAAAAACTTAGATGACACTGTTCAGCAGTCTGGCAACGCTATGAATGGTTTTATGAACAAAATCAAAGGTGTTGGCGGCGCTTTGGGTATTGCTTTTGGTGGCGCGGCTGTACTCAATTTTCTTAGAAGTTCTGTAACTGAAGCAAACGCGGCTTCTGCGGCGCAGGAAAGATTGCGCCAGTTGCTTTTAACCACGGGTGGGGCAACAAATGAATATGTAGATCATCTTCTTGAACAAGCCGCCGCGCTAGAAAAAGTTGGCGTAGTTAGCAAGAGCAACATTGTTGTAGCCCAATCACAATTAGCCACATTTGATTTAACGGGTGACACAATCAAGACGCTGACACCTGCCATTTTGGATTATGTAACTGCTGAAAAAGGAGCCGCCGCCACATCTGATGATTTCAGACAGATGACAAACGGTTTGGCGCAAGCGCTCAATGGTAACTTTGGATCTCTTACCAGGGTTGGCTTTGTGCTTGATGATCAGACTAAGAAACTTATTTCTAATGGTACTGAAAGCCAACGCGCCGCCGCAATCGTAGATGTTTTGAATTCTACCTATAAAGACTTTAACGCTTCATTGCGTGATACAAACCCTATGCAAGTTGCTATGAATGAATTGGGCAACCTTAAAGAAGATCTAGGCGCGGCATTATTGCCAGCCTTAGAAAAAGTAAGCACTTTTGTTTCTGACACATTTATACCTGCACTAAGAAAATTTGGCAAATTTATTGCAGACAATAAAGAAGTAATTTTAACATTAGTTACAGTATTGACGGCGGCGTATGTCGCGTTAAAAATTTACAACGGTATTTTAATAGTGGTTAAAGTTACTCAGCAACTTTATGCGGTAGCAACAGTTCTTATGAAAGGCGCGCAACTAGCGTCTATTGCTTCTACTAATGGCCTTGCCGCTTCTATGCTGGCTCTCAACGCGGCTATGAGAGCCAACCCCATTGGAATAATTGTTACGGCACTGGCGCTTGTTGCGGCTGGTTTTGTTTACGCATGGAACAATTCAGAAACTTTTAGAAAAATGGTAATTACTGTTGCTAAAAGTGTCATAGTTCAAGTGGCGCTTGTGATCCGCATATTTGGAGAACTTGCTGAAGTAATCCTTAAAGTTGTAAGCGGCCCTATGAGGTTATTGCTTAAAGGTCTAGCGCTATTAAAAGTTCCTGGCGCACAAACAGCACTAGATGGAATTAATAATGCTATTGGCAAAGTAGGAGAATTTGCTGAAACAACTTCAAAAAAGGTTTTAGGTTTAATAGCAACTGCTGATAAATTAGGAAACAAAAAAATCAAACTACCTGGTTTCCTTACTGGTGAAACAAAAACAGGAACAGGATCAACAGGCGGTGGTGGCGGTGGTGGCGGTGGTGGCACTGGCACTGGTTTGACTGATGAGCAAAAAAAGAAACTTAAAGAATATAAAAAAGATGTATTAGGTATTTACAAGGATATGAATGAAGCGATCCTTGACGCTAAAGAAAATTCCGCTAAAGAACTTGAACAGCGTGATGAAAGGATTGCTTCTGCAAAATTGCGCTATGACGATATTATGGCAGAAGCACAACAAGACCGTGAACGCGCAGAAGCCAGCGCAAGAAAACGCAACACAGAAGTTCTTTTACAAATTGATAATGAGTACGCTAAGAAAAAAATAGATTTAGAAAAAAATAGAGATAAGCAACTTGCAAATTTGCAAGAAGCCGCTACCAAAAAGCGTAATGAACTTACAAAATCCGCGTCTGAAAAAGAACGCTCAATCATTCAAACATCTATTGACCGTTTGCGTGATGCTTTTGCTTCTAAATTAAGTTTTAACCTTGCTGACTCTTTTGATCTGACTGCATTTACATCTAGTCTTTCAATCAAAACTGCGGCTGGTTGGACTACCGCTTTTAGCACAGCCGCCAAAAAAGGCACTGATAAGTTACTGGCAGATCTTAAAGAGAAATTACAAGGCGCTAAAGATCTCCAGGCTAACGCCGCAAAGTTAGCGGGCATGGGCTATTCCCAGACATTTATTGAAGAAGTAGTTAAGAATGGGCCAGAAGCAGGTAACAAGATTGCCGCCGCTTTGCAGGCCGCTTCTCCTGAAGCCACTAAAGAATTGCAAGATCTTTACGGTCAAGTAGAGAAGATTTCTGAAACTGGCATGGATCAATTAGCCGCCACAATGAACTCTGGCGGTAAGTTGGCTACCCAGGAACTTATGACCGCTTACAGCCAGGTTGCTATTGATCTAAAGCAATCTTTGTCAGAAGTGGACACAGAACTAAACAAGTCTTTGGCTGAGTCTAATTCTGCTTTTTCAGAAGCATTAACTGAAGCCCAGGCTACCCGCACTGAAAAAATGGCGGCGGCTATGACAGATCTTCAGGAAGCGCTGGCGGCGGCTAAATTACGCTTTGATGACACCCTTGCTGAAGCAACTAAAGATCTGCAACGCTCTTTGTTGCAAGCGCAAAAAGATTATGAAAAAGCCATTGATGAAATTGAAAAATCAACACAAAAGAAATTAGATGATCTCAAATTAAAATTAAAAGAAGTTGCAACTGCCATGGCGGCTCTGGGTGCATCACAAGCATCTTATAGTGCTATGCAAAACGCACCAGTATTTACGCCTAGTGTTACTGCCAGACTGCAACCAGGAGATAAAGGGTTTATTGGGCCAGTGGCAAACACTACACACATTACAAACAATGTTACAGGCGTAAACATGACTGACCCTACTTCAACCGCCGCAGTCATTACTAATGGCATTAAATATGGAACAGCAGTAACGGTAAGCGCATCTACAATGGCGGCCTATGGTCAAAAACCAACAAGTTCAACTTCTGTTAGCACTCAAACTGGAGTTAAAAATAAATTGAAAGCAATGGGTTTTGAATAATGCCACAAGTAATTACTACTTATTCTCTTTCATTTAACGGTCAAGTATTTGGCGGTGTTGGTTCTCCTTATCAAGTTATGAGCATTGATGGGCTAGAAGCATTGCCTGGTATCCGCAATCAAGATGATAACCGTGGCTACGCAGATGGTATGTTTTCAGGCCGTGACTTCCTAAGCGGGCGCACCGTTTCCATAATTATTCAGATTTTGGGTAATGCAACTGGATCTGCCCAGGCTAATTACAACACCCTTCAAAGAGCGCTTTTACCGCAGTCTGAAGGCACTACCCCGCTTTACTTCATTATGTCTAACGCTGAAGGTGAACAGGTCTTAAACGCCCGTGTACGCGGTCTAACGGCTACCGTAGATCCTAACTACACCTATGGCTACATTCTGGCGCAGGCTACTTTTTTTGCCCCTGATCCCCGTTACTATGACAGCAATGTTCAGACAGCATCTTTGGCTTATACCCCGCCAACAGGCCGCACTTACAACCGCATTTACAACCTTGTTTACGGCGGCGGTTCTACTGAAATTACAACAACCATAACTAATAACGGTTGGACTGACACCTATCCATTAATTACATTAAATGGCCCAATTATTAATCCCATCTTAGGTAATGAAACAGAAGATCTTGAACTCAACTTTCAAGTATCGCTAACAGATAGTGACACCCTTGTTGTTGATTTATACAATAAACTAATTACATTGAACGGCAACCCTGCCCGCAATTTGCTTACAACTGGACAATGGTTTTCTGCTCAACCAGGAAACAACCTTTTCTACCTAACAGGTAACGCAGGTAGTACAGTTACAGGTGTAACAGGGGCAACCGTTGAATGGCAATCGGCTTACATTTAGGAGAATAGATGACACTAAGAACACCGCCCAGTTGGTTGCAGAATGGTTCTCACCCTGCTGAGAATGACCGTTTAACAACTCAGGCTCTTTGGGCTACCACAGGTATCATCAAGAGCGACTCTTTAGCCGTTACACAAAACTCCCCTACGGGTCTTTCTATTCTTGTTGCTTCTGGTTGGGCCGCAATCGTTGGTACAACGCAAGCAAACATGGGTACTTATGTTGGTTACAATGACGCAACTGTTGTTCTTTCTATTACAACAGCAGATCCAACCAACCCACGCATTGACCGCGTTTGCCTAACTGTTAATGATGCTTACTACACAGGCGCACTTAATAACGCAGTTCTTCAAGTAGTTGCAGGAACTCCTGCGGGATCTCCTGTTGCACCAGCGCTTCCTGCTAACTCAATTTCTCTTGCAACCGTAGCCGTTGGTGCGGGTGCTACTGCTATCACTAACGCAAACATTACAGATACACGCGTATTAGTTACAACAAACATTCCTGAAAGCGGTGACATTTCTTCAGTAACCGCAGGCACAGGTTTGAGCGGTGGTGGATCAAGCGGCGCTGTAACTGTTTCATTAGATTACAAAGCGGCAACAACTTTAACGCTTAACGCTCAAACAGGAACTACTTACACAACGGTGGCGGCTGATGCTTCCGCTAAATTTGTAACGCTAACAAACGCTTCTGCTATCACTGTAACGGTTGCGGCAGGATTGTATAGCGTTGGTGAACAAATTAACTTTGCGCAGATGGGCGCAGGTCAGGTTACTTTTCAAGGAGATACAGGCGTAACTATTGTTTCAACTGGTGCGACTGCGGCAACTCCTAAATTACGCGCTCAGTATTCAACAGCCACAGCAATCTGCACAGCATCAAATACATGGATTGTTGTTGGTGATATTTCCTAATGAGCCGTCAAGCATTAACACCTACAAATACGCCAGCAAGCGCAACGGCTATATCAATACCAACATTGCGCACTGGCGATTTGTATTACAACACCACGCTAGGGCTTCAAGTTTACAACGGCACTGACTGGGTGACTGTTGGCACTTCAGCCGCAGTTACAGAGATAGATGCGGGCGTGTTTGATAGTATTGCTCCATATCAGGGTGGCGGCGTAAGCGACACCGCTACACAGACTTTTAACGGGGGTACTCCATAATGCCAGTTGTAACGCAAGTTCAAGTACGCCGTGGCACTGCTTCCCAATGGACTTCAGCCAACCCAACACTTGCTTCAGGTGAATGGGGTTTTGAAACCGACACACTTAAAACAAAAATTGGCAATGGATCAACAGCGTGGAATTCATTGGCTTATGCCACTGGCTCAGTATCTATTTCAAATGTTACTGGTCTTGGTACAGGCGTAGAAACATTCCTTGCAACACCTTCTTCTGCCAATTTAGCATCAGCCGTTACAGATGAAACAGGATCAGGCGCGCTTGTGTTTGGCACAAATCCAACACTTACATCACCGCTTATTAACATGGGTATTAACGCTCAAACAGGAACAACTTATACGCCTGTTCTTGGTGACAATGGCAAATTAGTAACGCTTAATAACGCATCTGCAATTACGGTTTCTATTCCTACAAATGCTTCAGTTGCTTATCCAACAGGCGCACAAATTTCATTTGCATGGATCACAGGCGCAGGCCAGCCGACAATTCAAGCGGCATCATCAGGCACAACAACAATTCTCAGTACAGGCGGCACAAGTACCGCGCCAAAATTGCGCGTAGCGAACAGCACTGCAACATGTGTAAAGATTGCAACAGATACATGGATAGTTATGGGTGACATTTCATGACACCAGTATTAGGAATTATTGCTTCTTCAAATCAACAAGGGCGCGGTGTTGCTGTTGGATCTTATGACGCTTTGGCTTCAGTGACATTATCTGCTTCTACTTCAATAATAACTTTTGCTGGTATCCCTAGCAATTACCGTCATTTGCAAATTAGGGCTTCATCATTAAATTCAGGGCAAGATACTCTTTACATTTCTTACAATGGTGACACAACAGGTTCTAATTACCGTGATCATCAAATGGGCGCTAATGGTTCAAGCGTATTTGCTTATTCTAATGCTGGTGTAAATGGATTGGGAGCGGGTATCGGTCTTGCAAGTCAAACAACTCCAGCCGCAAACATAATTGACATTTTAGATTATTCTTCAAATGTAAAAAATACAACTACTCGTTCTTTTTGGGGTGTAGATAGAAATGGGGCTGGTTCTGTCGGTATATATTCAAACCTTTGGAATAACACTTCTCCTGTAACAAGCATAACTTTTAGGGTCGGAACATATCCTTTTCAAACAAACACTTCTTTTGCGCTTTATGGGGTGAAATAATATGGCAACTAATACTTATGTAGCGCTAGATAAAATTACAGTAAGCGGATCATCAACTAACACAGTTACTCTTTCTGCAATACCTCAAACTTACAAAGATCTAGTTATTGTATGTGCAGGAACACAAGCGTCTTTAACTGATATGGCTATAAGGTTTAACGGTGACACAGCAGGTAATTACAGTAAAACTTTATTTTATGGTAATGGGTCTGCAACTGGTACTGCTAATTACACTACGGCTAATCAAATTTTTGTAACTTATCAATCTACAACGCAAGCAAATACGCTTATACACATAATGAATTACGCCAGCACTTCAGTTCAAAAAACTGTTTTAGCAAAAGGTTCTGCTACTGGTACTGGAATACAATTAAACTCTGGCGCATGGCGTAAATCTCCATTAGAAGCAATTAATTCAATAACAGTTTTTCCTGCTAGTGGCGCTAATTTTTCAGATGGTTATACTGTGTCTTTATATGGAATAACCGCAGAAGCAACATCACCTGCACTTAAAGCATCAGGTGGCACTGTTTATGCTGATGATCTTTATTATTATCATGTATTTGGATCAACAGGCGTATTTACTCCTAACCAAACAATTAGCGGTCAATATCTTGTTGTAGCAGGCGGTGGTGGTGGTGGAAGCAACAATACTGCCGCAGGCGGCGGTGGTGGTGGTGGCTATCGTTCAGCAATGACAGGACAATTATCAGGCGCTAATTCAAGCCCTGAAACTCCAGTAAGTTTAGTTTCTGGAACAAATTACACCGTCACTATTGGTGGCGGCGGTACTGCTGGTAATTCTTCTAATGGTGGAAACGGCACTGCTTCTTCAATTATTGGCGGTGCAGTTTCTATTTCTGCTACGGGCGGTGGCGGTGGCGGTTATGGTAATGCTTCTGTTGGCGGTTCAGGCGGTGGCGGTGGTGGTGGAACTGGTGCTGGTGTAACTGGTGCGGCGGGAACATCATTGCAAGGTTTAGCAGGTGGTAACGGCTTACAAACATCTTCTAATTATTCTGCCGCAGGCGGCGGTGGTGCTGGCGCTGTTGGATCTAATGGCATTAGTCAATTTGGTGGAAATGGCGGCGCTGGAATAACATCAAATCTTTACGGTGTTGTGACATTTGCTGGCGGTGGCGGTGGTGGTAATACAAATGATGCGCCTGGCCCTGTTTCTATTGCTGGCGGTGTTGGCGGTCTAGGCGGCGGTGGTAATGGCGGTAGAGGATCTAGCACATTTGGACAAACAGGATTTGCGGGAACCGCTAACACAGGTGGCGGTGGCGGTGGCGGTGGAACGCACACAGGAACTTTAGTTTATCTTGGTGGTGCAGGTGGTTCAGGCATTGTTATGATCAGATACTTAAAGGCATAAGGAGATAGATCATGCCAGCAAATTATGTTCTTATTCGTGAAATTACTACTAATGCACCTACCACATCTGTAACTTTTGCTAACATTCCGCAAACTGGGTACACAGATCTTAAAATTGTTATGTCTGTCAGAGTTGCGCGCACAGGAACTTTAGCAGACTCTATTGGATATAGATTTAATAATTCAACAACAGGTTATTCACAAGTTGTTTCGTACGGTAATGGTTCATCTACACCAAGTTCTTTTACTTTATCTACTTTTACTCCTGCTGGAGAAACTTGGGGCCGTTTAGATGGTGGAACAATTAACACAGCAGACACTACTGCAAACACATTTACATCTATTGACATGTATATTCCTAATTATACAAGCAGTAGTAATAAATCTTTTACATTAGATTTAGCCTCAGAAAATAACGCTACTACTGCTTACATAGAAGCAAATGCTGGTCTATGGTCTGATAATTCTGCTATTACAAGCATTTCATTCAGGGATAATAATTTAGGTGCGCTTGTTGCAGGTTGCACATTTTCTTTGTACGGCATAGCCGCATTAGGAAGTACACCTGTAAATATCCCAAAGGCTTCTGGTGGAGATATTATTACTAATGATGGTACTTATTGGATCCATACATTCCTTTCATCAGGTGTGTTTATTCCTAATCAGGCATTGACTTGTGATGTGTTAGCAGTAGCAGGTGGTGGCGGTGGTGGGTCATTTGGCGGCGGTGGTGCTGGTGGCTTTAGAACCGCAACTGGTTTTTCATTACCGTCATCTGCATTTTACGCAGTAACAGTTGGCGCTGGTGGAAGTTCTAGCACTAGCGGTTCTAATTCTATTTTGCATACTATTACTTCAGCAGGTGGCGGCGCTGGTGGTGACTATTCCAATACAACAATGAACGGTACGGCGGGTGGTTCAGGCGGCGGCGGTGGTTCTAGGACTGGCGGTGGTTTAGCGGGTACTGGCGGTGCTGGAAATACACCTTCAACTTCACCGTCACAAGGTAACAATGGTGGTTTAGGAGATAACACAGGAAGCGGCGCAGGCGGTGGCGCAGGCGGCGGTGCTGGCGGTGTAGGCGGGCCGTTTACTGGTGCGTTTAATAGTAGTACCGCAACAGGCGGTACAGGTGGAGTAGGTACTGCTAATTCATATAGTGGTTCTAGCGTTAATTACGCAGGCGGTGGTGGTGGTGCTGGTTACAACACTGCTGGTACGGCTTCATTTGGTGTGGTGGTTATGCCAACACAGGCGCAACAGGCGGTTCAGGCATTGTTATTGTCCGTTACACTATGGCATAAGGAGAAATAGATTATGGCGCATTTTGCAGAAATAGATGAAAACGGTGTAGTGCTACGGGTGCTAGTTGTACCTGACGCGCAAGAAAACCGTGGGCAAGAATTTCTTGCTGATGATCTAGGACTTGGTGGCACATGGGTGCAAACCAGTTACAACGCTCGCATAAGAAAAAATTACGCAGGCATTGGCATGGTTTATGACAATACCCGTGATGCGTTTATTGCTGAACAACCTTTTGCTTCATGGACTCTTGATGAAGAAACTTGCCAATGGGAAGCACCAAAGGCTTACCCTAATGACGGCGTAATGTATATGTGGAATGAAGAACTAACAGATTGGCAGGCTATCGTAAATGACTAATGAAACTCCTATGAAACTTGTGGTTGATCTTGCAAAAGGCACACAAGAATATATCCCGCTAACTGCTGATGAAATTGCACAGCGAGATCAAGACGCGGCGGCTCATGCTGAAGCGGAAGCAATCCGCAAGGCTGAAGAAGAAGCAAAGGCTGACGCTAAATTAGCGGCACAGGCTAAATTACAAGCACTTGGTTTAACAGGCGAAGAAATAGCCGCTATTACTGAGTAACATAACGATATGGCTGTAACAACCTATCGTTATCTATTTGTAGATCTTGCTTCAAATACGATAATTGCGGAACTCCCCCTGACGGGTGTTGCTTTTACGCAACAACTTAACCAGGCTGGAACCTTTAGCGGGCATCTCCTTTTGTCAGGAATTAATGCCGCGCAATTCAATGTTGATGCGGCAACTATCCCTGGATATTGCGGGCTTTATGTAGATCGCAATGGCATCTTGGTTTGGGGCGGCGTTATATGGGGCCGCACATACAACAGCACAGAACAAAGACTTACCTTTAACGCCCGTGAATGGATCTCATATTTTGAGCGTAGAAGAATTACGCAAACAGTTGATTTTGCTGGCATAGATCAGTTGGTAATTGCTAAGACTCTTATTGAAGATGCCCAAGCCGCGCCCTATGGTGACATTGGCGTTGGTTACAACACAGAAGGAGAAACAACTTCTGGCGTGTTAGTGGATCGCGTTTATTATTACTATGAACTAAAGACAGTGTTCAACGCTATCCAGGATCTATCACGGCAAGAAGATGGTTTTGATTTCCATATAGATGTTGAATATGACAATATCACGGGGCTTCCTAGCAAAAACTTTAACACTTACTTTCCGCGCAGTGGTACTCCTTACAGCGAAACAGACCCAGAAGCAGTTATGTTTCAATTCCCTGCTGGAAACATTATTGAATATGAATACCCTGAAGATGGATCTATTGCCGCTAACACTATCTACGCTTTAGGCGCTGGATCTAATGAAGGTAAATTGATTTCTACTGCACAGGACACAACTAGATTTGTTGATGGTTGGGCGCTGTTAGAAGATCAGGCAAACTATTCAGATGTGACTGATGGTGATGTGCTTGCAAACCTAGCCATTGCACAATCAAACGCGGTTTCATACCCGCCAACAACTCTTAAAGTAGTAGTGCCACCTTATGTTGCCCCTGAATATGGCAGTTATCAGGTGGGTGATGACGCAAGAATTTTGATCCAGGATAACCGTTTTCCTAACACCCTAGATGCTATCTATCGCATTGTAGGTATCTCAGTTCAACCAGGAGAAGATGGCCCAGAACGCGCCACGCTCACACTTACACAAGGATCAGGTGAAGCGTAATGGCTTACATCAATCAACCAGATGATCTACGCAGAATGTTTCAGGATCTTGATAGCCGTTTACGCAAGATTGAAACCGCTACCCGCTTTACTGCACCCAATGTAGATTTTGCCACTAACACTCCTAGCAATCCGCGCATACAAATTCAACATTACACACAACCAACAGCAATTTAACTTATACAGGTAGCCCTGTAACAATAGAATTACAACGCATAGGTAAAATGATTACGGCTTACGCTGAGATCATAGGAACTACCGTAACTAATTGGGGAACAGGGCAAATTTATTTTCAGTTTCCTGCGGGCTTTCCTGTATTTGCGCATGAAGTTGTAGCGTCAGGAACTATTAAAGATGGTGGAACTCTTTACACTATTTTTGGGGTGATCCCCGTAGGTGACAATAAAATGTACTTGTACAGCCCAACATCTAATGGTGGTTCAGACATTGTAGATTACAACTCACCTACCGTACTTGATACTACTTCTGTAATTACTATTAACGGCGTTGCTCTTATCGCATAATTGGTAACATTTAGCCTATGACACCTAATGAATGGCTTGGTATTTGCGTTGCCGTAAGCACCCTTTTGGGATCGTTGGCAATCGCGGTGCGCTTTCTTGTAAAACACTATCTTTCAGAATTGAAGCCCAATGGTGGCAGTAGTTTAAGAGATGAACAGACTAGACAGGGCGCAACAATCACACGGCTAGAGGATCGCGTAGATGAAATTTATCGCTTGCTTGTTAATCGCTCTTAGCCTTACAGGGTGCGGGTATCAGGGGTGGGTGCGCTATCCATGTCAAGAATATGAGAACTGGCAAAAGCCAGAATGTCAGCCGCCGCAATGTGAAGCAATCGGGCAATGTACTAAAGACTTACTACCAGAAGTGGACACGGCAAATGGCTAGACGGCGTTTTACACCTGAAGAACTACATGCCCGATTGATTGTAACTATTGGCGTTATATTGGCTATTGTTTTTGCAGGTTCAGTGTTTTCTTTACTTTATGCTTTGCTATTTATTACACAGCCAATGGCGCAAGCCCCTAATGATGCGGCGTTTATTGATCTAGTCAGTACCTTGTGCGTGTTTCTCACGGGTACACTGGCTGGAATACTCAGCGCAAACGGTCTAAAATCTAAACCAAAACCGCCACAGGAAGGTGAAACTGATGACACAAAGAAATGATTTCATTGAAGTTGCTAGGGCAGAAATAGGAACTATTGAAGGCCCTAAAGACAATGAAACTAAATACGGCAAATTTACTAAGGCTAACTTTTTGCCATGGTGCGGGTCTTTTGTTATGTGGTGTGCCAATGAAGTTGGCCTAAAGATCCCTAATTGCGTTTCAACCCTTGCTGGCGCTACCGCTTTTCAAAAGGCGAACAAATGGCAAGACTCTGAAACGGCTACACCTGAACCTGGAGATATTGTATTTTTCAATTTTCCTGGTGGTAGAGAAATAGATCATGTGGGCATTGTGGTCAAGGACAATGGTGACGGCACAGTGACCTGTATAGAAGGAAATACAAGTTCAGATAAAAAAGGAGATCAGCGCAACGGCGGGGAAGTTTGCCGCAAAGTACGCGCTTAGAAAAAGAAAAACGGCAGTAAAGTATTGCCATCAAAGACCGTAGTAATTGCGGGCTTTGGCAAACCAAAGTTTAAGGAGATCTAATGAACAGTCAATACAAAGCAATCCTAGAGTCTTACGGGCGCTCATTCCTTGTAGCGGTTCTAGCCGTCATCAGCACAGGAGAAACCAGCCTAACGGCTATTGCGCTTGGTGGATTGGTAGCCGTTCTGGCCCTGCAATCAGAGCGCTCAACCCTAATGATGCGGCGTTTATTGATCTAGTCAGTACCTTGTGCGTGTTTCTCACGGGTACACTGGCTGGAATACTCAGCGCAAACGGTCTAAAA